ATGTAAGGATATTCTGGTGGCAGAAACATTTTTATACATTGTGCAACAAGATTAAATTCTGTTCCTTGCGCATAATGCAATCTTTTATGAATCGCGCTCATCACTTTAGTTCCTCTTTCTAAAAGAGCAAGTGTTGTGCCAACGGGATTCTGTTCATTCCCTTCACCCATCTTCATATCCGCAATTGCTGCGAATGATTTTCCTGCGTCAACGCAGAAACCTAGCAGGGCAAATAAGACCTGTGACGGTTCTTTATATGGTAAAGGTAAAAGTGATTCTTTTATCGAAGCACCTGTTACGTCCACATCACGAAATTCTCCTGGCTGCAATGGTTCGTCATGATCACGTATTCTCATTCCACGCGCCTTGAAACCTGCTGGCAGATTGGCAAGAGTTCCGGAGTCAATCAATTGTCGCAAGACACTTGTTGCCGTTCTTGACAATCCACCTAACATGTGAATTAAGCCAAATCCATAGAAGCCTAATCCGGGGAGGAATTTAAAATGAACAAAATATTCTTTTCTTCTTTTTAATTGATCCGCTTCAAGCCAGTTTCTTCTTATTGAAAGAATTTTTGTTGAATATTGATCAATAGTAATAATGTAAGGAAGTTTAATTCCGCTTTCATCTTCAAATCCAGGAACGTCCGCATTGACATGCATTTCCAATAAAACATGCTCATCATCGCTTGAAGCAAGATCTGCATTTGTTCCTTGAAGCTCATCAATTTTTTCCTTGATATCATCAGCTGTTGAAACAGATCCTGACGTTACTGGTATGTCACGATAAAATCCACTGACTTGTTGCTTACGCAATTCATTATCATCAATTTTTGTGACATGTGTAATTCTTGCTGCATCTTCCAATGAAGTTGCCATGTAATTGATAACACAATCTTCAGAAGAAACAAATTTTGAAACACCACGTTGTAATAATGCATCATAATAAACTTTTTTAAACGCGGAACCTGAAAGTGGTAAATAAAATAAAAGTTGATCCATATCCGGATCGTATTCTTTCATTACGTGCGTTAATTGGTAATTCATAAAATCCTTGACACGTTTCGCTTGCTCTTCAAGTGGTGGTGTAATTTCACCAATAATTTCTGTATTAACTGGACCACCCGGTGGCAAAAGTTCCTTGTATGCCTGCGCTTGAAACTGTGTAACGGATTCAGCCAGTAAAGGATGAATCACGCCGCTCGCGCCTGCAAAAGGTTGTGTTCGATCTTCATACTTGAATCCAAGCATGTCCAATCCCTTCGTGTAAGTTTCTTCCCAATCTTTTCTTGATCCCTTGTCTGCTTCATAACCCGCAACAAGCTTATTGGATAGTGTTTGTAATTCTGACTCTTCAATGAATTCAGCGAGGTTATCACCAAATTGAATTTGGGATTGGTCTATAGGCGCGTTCGGATCAAAATTTATATCCGCGCTTCCATCAGGCAATTCGTTGATATCCACGTCCGGTTCAAACTCAACTGTTCTTTCCGGAACTTGAACATCTACTGCATTTTCATTCGCGCCAACGTCCACACCTGCATTTGCAAGTGCATCTATCGCTTTTTCAATTGCACTATTTGATATTGGTCTTGTTTTTGGAGGCATATCTTATTCTATCATAAAGTTGGAACAATATCAACAAAAGAAGGTCGATGAACATACCCCCCTTCCTTATAAAGAGAAGTTGTTTTTGCTTTTGTTCCTGTTAAATCAATGTAAGGCATTTTTGCCCATGTATTTCCATCACCATCTTTAATGTTTGTGGAAGAAAAATCAAGTCCTAATTTATTTGCTGTATTTTTCATCGCTTTTGACGCGATGTTGTCGTAAAATCCTATGTTGCCTTTAGCGGTCTTTCCGCTTGCGTTAGAGGCATGATTTTTAGCTTTTCCTGTAATCATTACAACACCATCATATCCTTCTTTCTGCGCCATGTTAATTATCGTTTTAATAGCTACCATCGCCTGATTTTCTGACTTTTCAAGTGGTGCACGTGGGTATACGTTTTCATTGCCTTTTTTAGCGCCTAATGTTTCCATTTCCGCGTCAATTTTTGAAATCTGATTTCTAAGACTTTCACGCTTGACTTGTAACCTTTCCATAATGGTCACCATAGAAGGGTCCGTGTGCCCACCTACTTTATCCATTCGAACCTGAACATCCTCAAGATCTTTGACTAATGAAATTCTTTGATCAGTTAAATTTTTAACATCTGGTAAACCTGGGTCATCGAGCCGTGGAGCGTATGTATGATCCTTCTTTTGCTTGACTGACTGGTGTATGTCGGACTGTATTTCCTCCAAGAGCAACACGCGTCTGTTTCCTTCATCCACGCGCTCTGAAACACGCGTCCAAAAGAACGGATTGTTTCCCGATGGATTCTGAAAATGCCCTTCACCACCTTTGTATATGATCTCACCGGAACGAACACTTTTCTTATTTGGATTGTAGGTGAATGGAATCTCTATGTACCCAGTTCCACCCTTTAAGAATTGTGCTCCTTCATGCGAGACGCCAGTTGTCTTTCCCATATAGAATCCTTCGCCTTTTTTCAGACGATCAAAGCGGTTGAAAACATTCTGCGAGTAAAATGGAATTTTCGCGTTTTCCGGAATTCCATTCTTCATGACATCATCAATTCCATAGTAATCCTTGAAAACCTTATTTGTAATGCTAGAAATTTCTTTTTCGAGCTTAGGCCACGCTGTTCTATAATCATCTTCAACATTTCTAATAGCACTAGCAATTCTAGATCTTAGAATATCGCCAGGAAGATCTGAAGGGCGGTTTTTAAGGTTTCTAGTCTCCACAAACTCCTTAAGGGATCCTGGCATATTGTAAGTATCTTCATATCGACCTCCGCTTTTTGTCCCTGTTAAAAATTCATGATAATCTTTCAGTCCCTTTTCAAAAGGCTCTTTTTGAAGAACTTTGTAAGTAAAAGACGGTTTTATGTCCGCATAAGCATTCATCAAGTCAATTTTAGAAAATTTTTTGCCTTTATTCGCCAAAAGGAAGTTTTCAAGGCCAAATTCGTTCAATTCTGTCGGTTTTACGCCACTTTTTTTCAAATATCCAAGCCATTGGTCCGCCATCATCACATCTTGTGGTGCATTTTTGATGGATTCCTCGGATTTTAAGAAAAAAATGCTGTCATCACCGGAAATTACCGATTTTGGAGCGTCTTTATCCACTTTTCCTTCAATTTTTAACGTTTCATCCGCTTTTGAAAACAATTTTGGCTGTGGTTTTTTCTTAAAAGGATTAATAAATTTTGTTGGATCATATTTTGCCATTTGAACCTCATATCCTGCATCTGCAGCGTTAAGATCCGGAACAACTGGTTCCATTTCCGTAAATTGCGCCATATCCCCTCCGAATGACATATGTGGACGAACATAGCCGCCTTTAAATAAATTAAGTTTGTCAAATTCATTTCTTAATTTATAAAACCTTTTTTTTATCTTTGGTAGCTTGTTTATAGCATCTTTATAATTTTTCTTAAACTCATTTATTTTATGTTGTATGCTTGCCCCTTCTGGATAACGAGAAAGAATATCCGTTTTCTTTTGACCTTTAATTGGAGATTCCAAAAATAATTCTGTAATAAAAGATTTAACAGTATCCATATTACTTTCAATAGTTTTAATATTGGATTCCTGGACTCTTACATCATCCAAACGTTGCTCTTTCACCGCTATTGTTCTTTTTTCTATCGCTTTTTCTCTTTTTATTTTTGCTTGATCAAGAAAACTGTTAAACACGTCATGAAAATTATTTAATTTGCTTTCAGTTGGAAATTTAGGGCGGTCTACTTTTAATCCTTTAACTTCTCCTGCGAGCATTTTTTGAATGAGGTGTCCACGATGAAATAAAATTTCAGGATCAATTTTTTTTAATCCCTTAAACGCTTGTTCAGCAGTCTTTGATTCAAACTTTCCGTGGTATAAATCAGGAAACAAATGTGAAAATTCATTTCGGACTAAATTCTTGACTGGTGGCTCTCTTTTAATACTATCAATATAACTTGCTGTCATAAGCTCAGGATTTTTATTTATTTTATCAATTTCCATGGCCGCTAACTTTTGCTGTCTATTTTTCGCC